ACTGCTGATGTGGAAATTGATATCTATGACCAACTGACTGCCCCCGCTGGCGGAGATGTTCCGCACTGCAAGATTCCGGCTTTGGGTAAAGGCGTCAGCACTATCCCCGTTCCTTCTCCGGGACTGATGTTTATGACCGGAGCGTATGTTAATTTACCTGCAAACACAACTATCGTAATGTTTATTGAGCGAGCAAGGTAATGGCTAAGGTACTTAAAAAATCTGAGATGGCCTGTAACTCCCCCAAGAGAACGCCGTCGCACCCAACCAAGTCGCATGTCGTTAAGGCCTGCTCCGATGGTAAGGAAAAAATCATACGCTTCGGGCAGCAGGGTGTTGAAGGTGCTGGTAAGAACCCTACCTCCGCCAAAGACAAAGCCCGTAAGAAATCGTATTACGCAAGACATAACGCACAGGACCCGAACCCGAGTAAACTATCGGCTAGGTATTGGTCACATAAGGTGAAGTGGTGATGGCTGAGTCTAAAGCAAACAACGCAGCACTTTGGAGCCGTGTAAAAGCGGAGGCCAAGAAAAAGTTTGATGTATATCCATCGGCTTACGCCAATGCTTGGGCGGCTAAGGAGTACAAAAAACGCGGCGGCACTTGGTCTGGCGCTGACAACCGGGTGAAAAAACGTGGCTAAAGGCGGCTTGGGTAAGTGGTTCGGAGAGAAATGGGTCGATGTAAAGACTGGCAAGGACTGCGGTCGCTCAGGCTCCGAGAAAAGTAAACGCGGATATCCGGCCTGTAGGCCAGAGGCTGCCGCTAAAAAGATGTCTTCGTCTGAGAAACAGGCGATGGCTAGTAAGAAAACTGGGCCTACGAGACAATCGTGGCCTGTGTCTCCATCAGGAAAAAGGAAGGGAAAGTAATGGCACGCTACCTACGCAACGTAAAAGACGGCTTTATCTACGACTGGAACCCCATTCTGGCCGAGAATCCCATGTGCGAAGAAGTTTCTGAAGAAGAAGCCTACCCAGAAAAGTTTGTTCCCAAGGCACAGAAGGGTCGTAAAAGCGCCCTGAAGTTGGACACCCCGGCTGAAGAAATCCCCGAGGCTCCTGCTATCGAGAACGAAGAACTGAACGCTGAAGCATCTAAGGGATTACCCGAATGATACTCAACGATGTAATCACTGAGGTTCGCCGCATCCTCCAAGACATCAACGCACCGCAGCGTTATAGTGACTCGGTGCTGTTGGGCTTCGCCAACCAAGCGTTGAAGCGAATTGCTGTGCTGCGTCCTGACCTCTTTGCTTACATCGGCGAGATTCCTACAACGGCGGGGGCCGTCATCCAGTCTGCTCCGTCTGATTCCATCCGAATCATGGAGATTTTCCAAGTTCAAAACGGAGCGGGGGTAACTGAAACAAACCGTGAGGCTTTGGATCAGACCTACCCCAACTGGATGAATGATGCTGCTGGCCCTTGCGTAAACTGGATGCGGCATGTGCGTAACGCCAACCGCTTCTTTATTTATCCTAAAGCCCCCGCAGCACAGGTTTTAATCGGCGAGTATGCTCAGACCCCGCCTAACTATGACGGGACAACCACTGTGGCGCTGCTTTCCAATGCGTATTTCCCTGTGGTGGTAGACGCCACAGTGTTTATTGCTGAGTCTGTTGATAACGAGCATGTCAACTCTAACCGCGCACAACTATTCCAGCAGTCCTTTACTCAAGCCCTAGGCGTTAGCGCTCAGAGCCGTCCGATTACGGACACCGAGGAATCTGGATTGGCCCCTGACCAGGTGATCTAATGGCTACTCGTACCTTCCTCTCCCTTGCTACTCGGCTTGCTACAAGCGTTCCGGGCTGTCCTCAGCCTGTTATCGTGCAGTATGTACGCGACGCGGCTATAGAGGTCTGTGAGCGGACGCTGTCTTGGCGGTATATGCAGCCCACTATTCGGGTCACGCCGGGCGTTTATGAGTATCCGTACACCAATCCTACGGGGTCTGAAGTACACGCTTTCCTTACAGCAACCGTCAATGGTGAGAGTTTGGAGCCGGTTACTCTTGAGAATCTGGCGGATATGTACCCCGACTGGCCGAATATTGCTACGGATAAACGCTCTGACCCCCGTCTAATCTGCCAGATTGACCCAGATAACTTTGTTGTAGCGCCCGTTCCAGACAACTCAAAGACCTACGACATCAAGATGATTGTCGCTTTGAAGCCCCTGCGGGACGCCACGGCAATGGACAAGACTGTGTTTGACGAGTTGGAAGACACTATCATGCACGGCGCATTGCAGCATTTGCTGGTGCTGCCGGATAAGAACTGGACAGACCGCGAACTCGCGGCGTACCACGCCAAGCAGTATCTTTATAAAACCACTGAGCGTAGAGCGCGGGCAAATATCGGGGCGTCACGCGCCACGATGACCGTGAAGATGCGCCCATTTGCGTGAGGTAAGTATGGCAACAGATGTCATTCGCTTAGTTGCTGGGGACGAAAAACCAGTCGTTATCCTTACACTGACGGATGACATCACTGGCGGTGTCATCGACCTCAGCCCCCCTACAACCAGCGTCTATGTGAAGTTCCGGGCTGCTGCTACTACGACCGTACTTTCTACAATAACTTGCTCTAAGTTAAGCGGCGGTACTACCGGTCAAGTGCAGTTCGATTTCACAGGTGGCGTGCTTGATGTAGACCCCGGCTCTTACGAGGGTGAGATTCAGATCGTCACCACGGGTGGCACGCAGACTGTGTTTGATGTCCTGCGCTTCACGGTGAGGGATAACTTCTAATGGCAAACATCCGGGCATCTGCTCTTGCCGTACCAGTCCTAGCCGCTTCACTGACGGCAAGCACGGTATCGGCTACGCAGAGTGTGGCGAGCATCACGGCTACGCCTTACGCCCCGGGTATCGCAGTTAGTGTCTACCTTGTACCTCTTACAGTTCTTGAGGCACAGTCCGTTACGCCGTCTGACTTCCGGCAGTTGTCCATTGACCGAGTGTCGATCGATGTTGCCTTGGCAACAGAAGATGTTGTAATCACAACAAGCAAGGCGCTGACTGACTCAGTAACGGCGGTAGATACAAGTTTCCGTGCGTTCTATGGCTCGGTTGACTTTGACCCAAGCGACCCAGATGTTGACCCAGACCCAATCACAATCGCCGATGCGGACTCTAAAGGCATAGGGAAAACCCTAGCCGATGCGGTTGATACGCCTACCGATGTGGCAGTTCGTAGCGTTGGTAAAGCCGCGTCAGACTCTGTAAGCGCAACTGAGGAAATCAACACCAAAGATATTGGCAAGAGTCTGGCAGATACACCAGAAGCAACTGATGCGATTAACCAGTTCGACGTAGCCAAAGTTACTACTGATACTGTGACGGCTACTGAGGCCAGCGCCAAAGAACTTACTCGACCCAATGTGGCTGACTCAGCGACTGCGGCTGACGAATCTTTCCGTTCGCCGGGGTTGGGTAAGACTGACTCAATAACCTCGACTGATGCCGTCAATAGTTTCCTTTGAGGTGGATAAAGTACTGGCTGATTCTGTCTTGATGACGGATTTTCAGGTCAAGAATTTCACTGAGAACGTAGACTTTGACCGCAACGACGCCGACGCCGACCCCGATCCTGTAACGATCGCTGAGACTCAAGCCTTTGGTGTTGAAACTGTCCGTACTGATTCTGTCTCTGCGGCTGATGCAGCGGCAAAAGATACCGATCGACCCGTTTCTGATTCTGTCTCGGGCGCTGATAGCCCGATCTTCGACACTGCCAAAGCCTTGGCAGACACCGCTACCGCAACTGAAGCAACTGCTAAGAGCGCAACCAAAGTCTTGACTGATTCGGCTGCACCGTCTGACGCAATTACTTCATTCGCCGTAGGCAAGTATGTCACTGACTCGTTCTCGATGTCGGATGCCATTACTACATTTAGCATAGCCAAAGTACTTGCTGACTCGGCTACGATTGCTGAATCCCTCGTCACCGAACTTATCCTAGGTGAGACACTAGCCTTCTATCCTGACTATGTATCCATGGACGACGGAAACAATTTCGTATTCCATAGGTATACCACCCGAGTACCTGACTATACAGAGGTGTTAGGTGGCAGCGATAGTTTGTTTAACTCCTCGTACTTGCAGAGCGCATCAGACGATGAAACCCATGAGAACTACACAGGACTCATGGGTGGCCCCGGCCTGTTGCTAACTGCACCGCTACTAAATGGTGAGTTCATCACTTATGGATATAGCACTGGCGCAGGATTCGTCGTAAACTTCCACTATACTGATGCGGCTGATCGCACGGTTGGTGGGTACTACTTTAACCAGACCCCGATCCTCTAAGGAGATAGAAATGCTGAACGATTCCGTCAAACTCAAAGGTGAACTCCGCATCACCTTGACGAACCCCGAAGGCACGGTTACCCACGAAACCGTTGTCCCCAACCTCGTAGTTACTACGGGTAAAAACTTCATTGCTTCGCGCATGGCTGGTACAAGTTCCAATGTGATGTCGCATATGGAAGTTGGTACGGGCACGACTGCTGCGGCTGTTGGTGATACGACGCTTGAGACTGCAATCTCTGGTTCTCGTGTTGCTCTGACCTCAACAACTGTCACTGACAACGCCGTTGCTTATGTGGCTACCTTCCCTGCCGGTACTGGTACTGGTGCTGTGACTGAAGCCGGTCTATTCAACGCTTCGTCCTCTGGCACGATGCTTTGCCGTACTGTGTTCTCGGTGATTAACAAGGGCGCAGCCGATACGCTTGGTATCACTTGGACTGTGACTGTTAACTAAGGAGTAAGGGAATGGGCATCAAATTCGCAAATGGTGCGTTTGCTACATTAGCCTCGGGCATCAACAGTTCGGCTACTAGCATTACGCTCACATCCGGGCAGGGTGCTCGATTCCCATCTCTGTCTGGCGGTGACTACTTCTACGCCACCCTGATCGACACCTCTAACAACCTAG